AAGATGTCAACCATGATCTAACGTTAGGGTTGTCCAAAAACCATCTTGCAGTATTTGGATTCATAACTATCTTGGTTATTTTATATTTTCTGAAAGGCGAGAGACCCCCCAAAACCCAATAACGCAAGTCAACCAAAGGATCCGCTGATGCATTAGCAGTCGTACCGTTTACTGACCAGTCTGCCCCGATTGGTGTTGCATGGTTTGAGCCTGGAATGCCGAAACTGATAACTTTTCCAAGGTAGGAAAAACCACCATTAAAGATGGTGTCCCATCGTTGTTTTTCAATCCTCGCCTCGATACGACGATTCAACTTATCAACATTTTTGTCAATATATTGCTGAACCCCGCGTTGAGATCTATCATTCCTGCCAAGCTCTCTTAACCGTAGAATGTCGGCTTCATCAAGCCTTAAAACTTCCTTATAGGCAGGGGGAGAGTACTCCTGAACCCTTGTTCCAATTTTTTGAATTGTTTTAGGGTTTGTTCCTAAAACGTGCTCCTCTGTTAATCCACCTGATGCCTCAATAACGTCCGTATAAACCTTCGAAACCGGCAAAGCCACCGATGGAAGATATTTGGCGCCTAAATATGTTGTAGGATCATTGACAATTTCATTGATCAACTTCTGAATCACATTGGTGTATTCATCGGTCATAAACTCGTTTGCCATTGCAGTGTCTCCAATTATAAAAAGTCTGTTTTATACAGACGATCGTTTAAAATCACCTTGGTTAGAAACTAAACAATTCAACACCAGAGGCGTCAATGATAGTTTTTCCAGCGAGAGATGTTTTAGCATCCTCATCGAGATCAATAAGCTTATCTTCATAAAGAGTGCAGCCACCGAATATCCCAACCCCCACAGTAGTTCCACCTACTTCTTGTGGACTAAAATCATTGACTGGATGTGACTCGTAAAGAACGCACATCGCCTCATCTAATCCACTTGCGCCACCATCATCATATTTCTGAAAAAGGCCGCTCACGTTATTTCTAGCCAATACTTGACCAGCAATATATCCATCAGAATCATAAGCTAATCGAACGCCCAAAAGCTTAGCCGTCCATCGATTTGTGGCAATGATTTGCGGAAAATCTTTGCGAAAAACTTCGGGTTTAAAACCTGCATCGATTGAACCCATAACTTAATTCCTTATAAAAAATCGTTCTCTTCAAAAGAAAAACTGATTATTTGATTTCAATTAACTCTGACACCACCTTGATTAATTCATCATAATCTTTTTGGATATCATTAAGAGACTTTGAAAGCTTAGTGACTTCATCGGAGTTATCGATTAAAGTCGTCAAATCTTCTGGAGTTGATGAGAGATTTGATCTTGATTTCATCCAAGCTTTCAGCTTTTTCTTGAGTTCTTCTGTTTTTCCTTCATCCATCATACGACAAAACTCATCATAATCGGAAGTAAAATCCTGATGAGGGTCTTGATCGATGTGAATAGAAACTTGATCAGACAAGTTTTTGTCTTTATCGTCTTCCTTTACAGTTCCTCGAAGTAAAGACATATTCCTTCTGGATCTCATTTCTATCTCGTTAATCTTAGCGGAGTTTCTCTTGGACTCTAAATCTGAGAGAGATACAGCTTTGATTGTTCCTAATTGACCGACCATAACAACCGGCTCGCGAATCTCAAAAGCTTTAAGTGTGGCTTCAATGAACTCTGGCTTAGAGGCAGAAAGCTCATCAATATTAATTTTTTTGATTTCAGCTGGAGTTATTTTAGCTTCGGATCTAAGTCTAGATAGCCTTGCCAAAATATGAGATTTGTTAGCAGACAATTGAGCCTTAGACGTTCGATCAGATATGCTTTTCGATAACATTTTTATTGATGATCTAGCGGCCTGAAGCTTTTTTTCTTTATCATCTTCATCATCATCACTCATATTTTTATCACCATCTTCATCATCTTTTTTAGATGACATTCGACTTAGATACTCATCACACTCTTTAGAGAGTTTCTCTTTCTCCTCTTCGTTCTCCGATAATCGGCTAAGCTCTTTATCAGCTTCCTCATCACTCATTTTCTTGTGGCCGGTGAGGTAAGATTTAAGCTTTTTCTTCAGATCCTCATCCATCGATTTTTTCCCTTCATTATTTTTACTTGAAGATAAAAGAGAGGCTTTAGCAGCCGCCGGGAAAGGTGTAACTGTCAACTCCGACAGTATGCCTTTATCAAGATCAGCGCCGATGCTTAAATGAGTCCATCTCCCGTCTTTAACACGCTCAACATTTTCCTTGCCAAGGAATCTAACTTGGCCATATAAAGCAGGAACCTTTGTCCCGTCATCGAGCTCATAGTCACCGCGTATTAGTGGACCAACAACCCTTCCAACTGTGTCTTTAGCCGATGGTGAGTGATCGAGTTGCACTGGTGGGCAGTCGCGAGCATCCAAATCAACATTTACGCTATTTGCTCCGACACTTGCTTTTAATTTTTTAAGAAGGCTATCAACTCGGTTGTTGTGGTTGGCTTCGAGACGATCAATATCATCTTGACGGACAACTACTGGACCGTCCATGCTTTCAAATTCGCCTACATAAACTAGCAAAGCTTTTCGCTCTAATACGTTCTCATCAATCGTAGACGTATTAGAGCTATCAAATAACATTCCGCTTTTAAGTTTAATCAGCATTCCAAAATGGTAACCTTATTTTATGTTTCATGTCCACCCTTTTGGTAAGGGCACAACTCTAACATTTTCAGCTTGCCGACTTAGATCATTAATCAATGCAAGATGTCTTGGGTTATCTGGTGATAAGGGTAGCACTTCAGAGCGACAATTCCAATGGTTTGGAGGTCGATTCATTTCAAAAAGTTTGGTGCCCTTCTTATAAACTATTCCTTGCCGACTTCGGCACCAATCAGTTGTTCTGTGATCTCTAATTGCGACGTAAATATAATGTGTAATACCTTCGGACTGATCATAGATCTCAACTCGAGTCTTGTTGTAGTAATAGGTTGTTTCGGTTTCGACAATCATTTTGGCTCGCCATTTGGCAACCCCAGATTGCTCTATTATTTCATTCACAACCTTATTTCTTGTGGCGGTATCCCCTATTCGAAATCCTTCTCCGTACTCAACCCAAATCTCTTGGAGCTTTTTAATATAGGCTTTCTTAATTCTATCAGCGATGTTGCGTTGCCTCTTTGGCATATTCTTGCGCACGCGATAGTCATCCCAAAGACGCCTTAGCTCTTGTAAGCTGGTAGGGAGCCTTCCATCAGGAGGAGGACTCGACGCTAAGTTGATTATGTTTAAGTTTTGCTCAGCTATAGCTACCGGCTCGCGAATCGATCTAATGGCCTCTTCCATGATTGACAAACTGTGTCTCATCACCAAGCCACGGAAATCGATTCCCTCCAAATCCAATTGGCCAGTTTTGAAAGCGTGATCCAGTAAATATCTAGATTGAGCGTCAATATGGCCAATGAATGCGTTTTTCCAGTAAGCCTCTAATCGATCGACTCTTTGGGCAAGTCTAACAACTGATTTAGCTTCTTCCTGACCAATTAACTCATTCAACAGCTTGATCGATGTGCTCATTATTGCCATGATGATTTAAACCTCTATAGGAGCAAGAAATTAAAAGTGAAAAATCACGTCATTATCGGACTTGGGAATTTAGGGTATGATCTAAAACATTACTTAGATCTCAAGCCAAAAAACAATGTAACTGTTTATTCCCGCTCTACAGGTTACGACATTAAATCAAATAATTGCAAAGACATTGTGACTGCTATAAGTAAAGCCAATCCAGATTTCGTGTGGCTTACAACTGCTGGCAGAAATAGCGATCAAAACGCAAGATTGTTTCATATCGATCTACCGTGGTTGTTAAGAAATGAGCTCCCAGAGTCAACAAATTTAGTTTGCTTTTCTTCTGGGGATGCTGTCCATCCCAACCACCAAAAAGATCCTTCTCATATAAATCTCAGGCCAAGATCAATTGACGCTCAATTAAAAATAGAGATGGAGTTGGCGCTTGAGCGTATGGAGAAACCATCTATCATAATAAGAGCATGTCATCTTTATGGTGACTACAAACCACAAGATACTTACCCATATCGAGCTTTGAAAAATTTCACAAATCCCAAGATAAGCCTACGTCTTCCACAAAACACAACAACTCCGACCCCAACCAGGTGGATTGCAAATTTATTGTCTCAAGATAATGTTCTAAAAAAGATGTCACGTAAAAAAAACACCCATAAATATCACGTTGCACCATCAGGATTTGTATCAATGAGAGATTGGTCAATTATGATACTAAACGGTATGAGACATAAAAGAGACTTCAACAAAGAGACTGATAATTTTTGGGATCACTCGAAGCCGTATCATTTAGATATAGGATGCGATTTTGGGTTATCGCCACATTGGTACTCTCTGTGGAAAGATTATTTCAAAGTAGAAAAATACATACAAAAACAATAGGATGATAATTAAGATTCCTCAACATCTTTATTTTTTGCATTAGGATTGTTTGGCAATATACTTCCTTGAGATCTTTTAAAAATGTCCCCATCGGCGATGGGGAGGGGAGGCATAAAGACATTTTGCTCAGGCACTTCCTCAACACGCTCATACCCAATTTTATCCCTTGTTTTGTTAAGATCATTGAGATCCCCAAGATTTATCACCCCTACGTTTACAGCCTTCTCGATGATATCAATCTCTTTATTTATTTCATCAGTTGTTAGCTCACGTTTTGTGAAGCTACCAAGGCCATCTTTCTCCCATGCTGATTTAGGGAAATTGTAAGATAATGTTGGCTTAATTAATTGTGAAAGTAAAACCTGAGTTGCTCCAGAGTTCATACCGTCTAATATTTTATCAAATGTTTTAGCGTGCTCTTGTCCTAAAGAGTAGGACCCAGTTCCATCACCATTTCCAAAAATCAAAGAAGGTATCAGGAGAGCTCTCATGATTGATTTGTTACACATATCAATAGCCTCCATAAAGTCAGAAGCATTAGATGACTGTGGCACAAAATCCGTGCTATAAACCTCATCTTTTCTTCCTGGTAATATAATAGTTGAGTCATTTTGGATATTACTAAAAATACGTCTAGCGGCCTCATCAGCCCTCATACCCGCATTAGCGTTTCCTTTTTGATTTGGTTTACCACCAAAATTGTCTTTACCAACTGATGCGTTAGGCGCTGCATAAACAATCGTCAAGGGAGTTCCTTTACGATTCAGGGCAACAGCTAGCATTTGTGTGAAAGCGTCCTTTGTAACCCACCATTTATAAGCCCGTCTTAATAAACTCCGACCATATGGATTACCTAATTTTCCTTGGGCGTCAAATGCATAATGTATGCATTTCTCAACGGGTATCCGGATTGACAGGTAGTTGTAGGAGTTACCCGATCTCATGGGGAAAGGAAAATCACCAAACTTTGCCCAAGGGTCTGGTTTGTTCCATGCATTACCGCTAACAAATCCAAAAAATGATCCTCCAACTCCATAGGCTAAATTAGCAGGATTATAATTTCTTTGGTATTGTAAGATACCATCTTTAGTGAGTTCTCCAGTTCTTTCCGTTTCAAATAGAATTGTAGAAGGTGGAAGACTAACTAGCTTTTTTACAATGAAACCTAAATCATCATTTGCCCATACCATCTCTTGAACCTGAAATCCGGACCAAGATGCACCCAGAAGCTCTTTGAGGGCATTGTTAAATCCATTATGTATTTTCTTGAGAGCTTTATTAACGAATTCTGTTACCTCTTTGCTTGGATGCTCATAGGATCCAACTCTTGCAGCTAAGCAGGTTGTTAAAAAATCTACTCCTGACCCTATTGTGTCATCCGTATCAATCATTCTCTTAAAAGTTTCAACTGATACAGTTGATGGGTTTTGAATGAATTTGTAAAATTGATTGAAAAGTGCAGGGATAGGTGTGCCACGCTGAGAGGTTTAATCCTCTTTTGCGTTTATCTCCGCATGTCTGGCATATAGCATTTCATCAAGCTCTGTAGATGCAGCCTCATCAACTGGATTTGGTTGGGAGTAGATCTTTTTATTTTCCGCCATTTTATCAAATATCCTCTATTAAAAATTAAAGGCTCTCAATAACAGACTTGAGAGGATTATTATTAATGCCAATGTCATGAAGGGCTTCAGATCTAACTGACGGTACCACTGAGCTATAGACAATTGGTGGAAATAGTTTATAGACTGCATAGCCGGCTCCATCAGTCGCATGTGTTCTAGTGCAATCACCACCGTCATCGAGTTTACCACGCCCAGATTGAATATTTCGTTTCCATCCTACCATTTTAATGTCGCCATCGAATAGTGGGCAATTAACAGGATCATAAGTCTGTCTTACTTCTCCCATTGCATTACAAAATCTAGCGTTCATATTCTCTACCCGTGATCTTACTTTGGGGTTTTGATGTGTGTCAGCTTCAAAATAGTCAATGGAGAACATAGCGGCGGCCTCCATCATTGTTTCAGAAATTTGATTGTAGTCAGTCACTCCAGCATTAGATGTAGTTCCTTGACCGCCTGAGCAATCACCAAATATCTGATAAAAGAAATCAGGGTATTGCATCAGCAGTTTATATGTCATTTCGACAGTGCCAATGTTTGTGTCACTAATTTGCCCAAACCAATGGATGCAATCCCCGTAAAATGTTTTTCCGTCGGATGACCATATAGCCGGACCAACTTGACCTACCATCCAAACACAAGGCGCTGGGTTGAAGTTGAAATCGCAACCAATAACTAAAGGTCTCTCACGATTCGGAACTGAATCACCCCATGGCGCAATGCGACGACGATTCTTATCCGAGGCCGCGTAATAAGCCTTTCCACCAAGTATATTAACATGCTTGGCCTCGAGCTCCTGCAAAGCCATTAAAGGCGAATAAGACTTTGTTAGGGTTGTGTAATACTGTCGTGTTAATATCCCCGCATCAACAGCAGCCAGAGTAGGAACATGCATGGATCCGTATGTGTAATCACCCCTTTTAGCGCCCAGAACAAATCGTTTGTAAGACCAGTCTTCGCCGTTTGTTGTTGTGGTTATGATTCCCTTCATATACCCCGGAGTTTCACGCATACGACCTAAAATAACATCATGTGTGTACTCGGGAGTATCACGTGTTTCATCGAGCCAATACCAACTAATTTCAATGCCGCGCAAAGGATCAGCGTCACTTAAAACTCGGATAAAAACTGTGCTTACTTTTTCAGTTTTTGGATTCCTAATAGACAAGACGTTTTTATAGCTTTTTAACTCTCGTTTACCACCCCAAATATATGGTGGAATTCTGTCAATTACATAATCATAGCCATAATAATCCAACCAATAGAATAGCTCCCTTAGGGTAGCTTGAGACAACTGATCATAGTTATTCGCTCCAATGAGACCTGTCCTTTCAGGGTAATGATTGATTTGATTGATTGCAAAATGGGAGCCAGTATAAGTTTTTCCAGCTCCGATTCCTGCATAAAAAGCGAAATGATCAAAAGGTTGATAAAGTGCCGCAAACTGCCACGGAGCTAATGACACCTGTGGCATTATGATTTCCCTTCTTCGGGATCTGGATCTATATCTATAACTGTCTGAGGTTGATCAATCCAACGCATAACCATTTGTTGCAATTGATCATTGGAAACATTTTCCTGGCCTCTAATAGATATGCTCCAACCTTGATCAGTTTGTTTCTCCGAGTCACTCTGAAATTGTTTTGGATCAGTGAATGTGTCAGCAACCTTAAGAGACCAATCACCTATAAGAAGTGATTTATGTTTAGATTCTGTCAATATTTTTATAGCATTTGACAATGCTACTAGTTCATTTGTTTTGTATTTTTCTGAAAAAGATGATTCATACTCTGCACCGTTAAGTTGTGCCATTTTCTTTTTATTATTATCATCTTGAATGACTGATATGATGTCATTCATTCTTTGTTTCACGATTCCCATCATGACATCAGTGACTTTTGGATATTCATCAAGAGTTTTAAGAACCTCTTTATGCCAATTTGAGCGATGGTTAAAAACCATCTCAGCAATATTTTCGGCTTGCTCGCGAGCAATGATAGATCGTTTTTCTTTTATCCAATCTGAAATATCGTTATTGTACTGATCAAAATAACGCTCGCGCGGATCCCACCCCATAGAGCGGGCAAAAGGTGACCACTCGATGCTTTTGCTGGCCATATATAGTTGTTTGATTTGTGTGATAGAGGGTTTTGCAGGAGCTATAACGTTTGGTTTAGGGCCAGTCTTTTTACCT